CCAGACACGCAGAGTCTCCGGCGTACAGCCAATCTTTGGAGCAATGGAACAAATTGTCGCCCATTGTGAGTCATATTCGCTCTGACTTTCCAGAACCATACGGACTGCCCGTTGACGGACTTCGGGGGAAAAACGAGTATTTTTAGTCATCCTGTTTACCTCTTTCTCAGGAAGTTTAGTCTCCAGGATTCCCGGGGCGGTTCAGCCCGTGGCGGAATTTGCGTGCAGCGAACGATGTGACGCACTGAACGGTGGTGTTAGTCAGAATGTATCGCCAGAACGCCAGCCCGATTTCCTTGCTGAATCCGCGAATCTCTGGCAGGTACATGGCGTGGCAATCGAATGTAAGCGGCTGAATCTCCTGATAGTAAACAATGCCGCCGAACTGCCCGTGCACGTTCACCTCAAAGTAACGGCAATCAGGTTTGTAGTCGTATCCATCACCGTTGTTGCTCCCGGCAATAATGTCAGGGTGATTTCCGACTGCTTCGATCAGGTCGATGTTTCGCGTTGGTTTGAACTGAATCATTACTGCTCCGCGATTATCTTGATGGTTGTGGCAGTAAACGCCGCACCATTTGACTGGATGGTTAACGTACTGCCATTTGCGGCAAGAAAGCCGTCTTTATCCACGCTGAAAAACGTAGCTAACAGGATGTTATCGGTCGTTGTCGCCGAGTTGCGACTGCTTACCAGTGTGTCAGGAACAGAGCCGGAAAAGGTTAGCTGCATTGACCTGTTGGCGGTTCCGCTGGGCCACGTCCCGACGATCGACAGCTTGAAGAACAAGGTTTTGTTCTCGTTGAACACAACCATCTTGTTGTTAACAGTGTCGAAGAATGGTGCCAACGTCCCGGATGACGGCGTGAGCGTTTTCAGCAGGCTAACAAGGTTGGTCGGCGCTGTCGGGATGGTTACTGATACGCCAGAGTAAACAACCTCTGACTTCTTGCGAGTAGTGGCATACTCCAGAGCATTGATGCGCGTTTCATGGTCTGAAACCTGCGATTCCAGCGACTGAACTCTGGTATCAAGCGACGCAATATCGCTTTCATTCTGAGCTATTCGTGTTTCATGTTCCTGAAGAGTTGATTCTGCCTGGCTGATTCGATCCTCATGATTAACAAGCGTTGCTTCCGCAGCAGAAATTCGCTGCTCATGGTCAGCGAGAATCACATCCTGCTCATCGTTCCTGACCTGTGCATCATAAGCGCCCTGTCCGGCCTCGTTGGCCTTGTTAGCCACGTTACCAACATCAGTGCCCTGTGCGATAACGTAAAGCAGATACGACTGCGAGAAGATATTGCGTGGAAGGACTGATGTGTCGAGCCGTGTAGCCTGAATGATTACCGGCACATTGAGATTAGAATCCGCCATTACTCAATCCTTATCTGAGCACCAGACAGAGTGACAGGTGACTTCGTGATAACGCGCAATTTGAAGCCAATGTTTTTCCTGATGCGCCCAACTCGCTTCCACAAAACGCGTTTGTCGTAAACGAACGGTTCATTCTGCTCAATCATCTGCTCACGACCATAATTTATGCCGTCAGTGGTTGCAGAGAGGAACAGGCGGTCGGCGTACTGCGCAACTCCAGTTGACGATTCAACTTCAAGGTCGAAAACTCTGGCGTTATCCGCTTTGAACAACGGAGTAAACAGCAGGTGTTCCTGTTGCTTGTCGTACTGGCTGCTGATGTCGAATTGCAGTTTCCCGGTAACAGATTCCAGCTTATCGCCGCACGTTATCTGATTGCCTTCGTAAATGAAGTCGATAGCGCGGTACACATCGTCATACAGGCCTGTTTTCAGTACACACCATTGCGGACCATTGGCGCTTGAAGATGCGTCGTACACGAGGACGTGACGCGTAAGATGGATAATCAGCAGTTCATGCGCATCAAATCGCAGCGATTCCATCACACCATCAGCCAGTTCATCAGCAGTGTAGGAGCGTAGTATTTTCTCAATGCTCGCGCTGGCGATTGGTGATACCTGACCGGAGCCGATGATATACACAGACGGCGCACCTGTTGCCGGATTGCTGATGAACGCATACGAATCAGCAAACGGCGTTTTGCAGTAAGTTCCGGCAATACCTTTCTGCACCATCAGCGATGGCTGTGCGACATACAAAGCGGCACCAATGGTGGTTGCACCAGTCAGGGAGAAATATTCAATCGTCGATGAACCAAAGCAGACGATGAAGTCTCGCCATGTTCCGATACCGATGATGCCGTCCGGCTGAGACTCGGCACGATATTGTGCGCTGTAGCGGTCAGGATGCGATTCGTCTTCAAGGTCAGTGATAAACCATGAATCGGTGCCGTCTTTTGACCACGCATAACGCCCACGTAATCGCGTAATGTCGCGGACTGAGCCTAACTCATACTGCGTGAATCCGCTGTCTGTAGGCCAGTTTGAGACGGTTTTAACCGTGCCATCATAGCGATATTCGACCAGTTGACCATTAACGCCTACTGCCTGTGATGTCCTACCGTGTGCCATTGATACGCGACCACTTCCGGCAACATCACCGACCTCGCTTTCGCCCTTATACAGCTTGCCGCCACACACGCGATATACAGCATTCTGCGCCATGTTGTACTCGACTCCGCGCGATACACCGTTCACATCAGAACGTTTGGCAATGCCCGGGAATGAGCGAAGATATCCGCTGCTGTTAAGGATTTCTTTGGGTGTAGCCAACATATTCACTGGCAGATAGTCGATATAGTCGGCGTTTCGAAAGTCTTTGCCGACACCTTTCATAAGCGGAAGTTGCTGAATCGGCATTTATTCGCTCCCGTTATCGCAAGGTTCCTTTCGGTGGAAGTAATTCCAACCGTTCCACTTCGCCAACTGGTTACCGCTACCAACAGGCATACGGTTTGGATAACCGGACTTACATTTAGCGGCTTTTGCTCTGTCCATTGCAGACAGTTTGACGAGTCGCTCTTTCCCGTATCTGGCAGTGGTTATAAGTTTTGCAGACGCTTCCAGCGCATAATCTGGAGCAATGCGGCAGGCAAGGTTGAAAATGACGGCATTGATAGCGTTATTTGACAAACCGTGCTCATCGCCAGGATCCGGAGCGACATCTGCATCAGCGAAAATGTAGCCAACGTTGATACCAGGTGACGCATCACCTCCAAGCCATTCAGCCATCATCATTTCAAGGTCGTTGACGCCGTCTTCCATAGACTGCGGTTCGACATCGGTTAACGTGGCATTTGATGCCACACCGAGCTTACGTAATGCCGCAAGGACTAAATCACCCTTCGTTGTCAGGTTCATCTGCTGCCGCCTTAGGTTTTCGACCAGGCTTTTTACGCTGTTTTTCTTCTGGCTCTGGCTCTGGCTCTGCAACATCCTTCAAAAGGTCATCAGGATGTGAAAACCAACCAGCATCCAGATATTCCTGAAGCTCTTCGGCTTTCACGATTTCAAAGTCGTAGCCAACGCCTTTCCACTTCTTCATGTCGCCATGACGAAAGATCATGTGTGTCATGCTTGTCTCCAGATAAAAAAGGGAGCCGAAGCTCCCTCTGGTTATCACGCGGTCTGGTTAGGCAGACCAACACCAATTGCCTCTGGTCGTACAGCACATGCTGAATACCACACAGCAATACGGCACTTACCAGACAGAGTGTTGATATCACCCTGCGTTGCGAAGATGCCGTTAACACCAATACCAGGAATGCTGAAGGAAGACGTTTTCATGCCAGCAAACAGTTCATGGGTTACCGGGATCGGCTGAGACAGCAGACGGATTGAGTCATCAGCCCAGAACACATTAGCGGTGGTTGTTGCCACGTTCAGAACGTTTACCGGAGTGGTATCAGCAAGAGAGGTGTTTACGTTAGCGTAAGCCTTCTCTTCTTTTGTCAGTGACGCGTCATCAAGCGCAATCGGCTTCGGCGTGATTTCGATGTGAGTACCATCGATCACACGGGTGATTGAGAAAGTAGCATCATCAGTCAGCACGTTCTTCGCCATCTGAGACAGGAATTTCACACCAGTGAAGCTGATTTTGTCGCCGCGCTTAAATCCGGTGGTGGAGGATACGGTCACCGTTGCAACACGGTTGTCGACGTTCTCTTTGTTACCATCGGTATCAAGAGTGTATGCCTGCGGCTTAAACTTCTGCGCACCAGAAACAGTTACACCAGTAGCGGTTGACTTGGTAACTGCCGGAAGTTTCGGTGAGCGAAGAATTTCATCAAAGCCAGCAATCTGACGCTGAATAGTACCGTTGCGATACGCTTCTTCAGGAACTCGCCCGAAGATGTCGCCATCTACCAGGTTGCGGCCTGCTTTGCGGTAATCGTCAGGGTTCAGGAAGTAACTGATGCCCATATCGCGGTTTAGCTCACGGGAGAACATCAGGCGCTCTGCATCAGACACAAAATCCCAGCCAGACAGGCCAGTAGATGGACCAATTGCGCGGGTATCGTGAACAACAAGCGAGCCCATTTCAGTTGCCTGTTTGGCAATCGCTGACTCAATGTTATTCGCCAGTTTTTTGGCGGATGCCTGGATGCGGCGACGGTAAGAACGCTCATCACGCAGGTCATCTGCACGAAGCTCGAAGAAATCGTTATCCGGATCGCCCATGTTGCATTTCACGGAGAGTTCCAGAATCCCGGTTGCGTTGCCCGTTAAATCCCAGCCAGTCTGAGTTGGCGCTTCCTGCTCAACAGGCATCCACACGGTGTTGCTTGAACGTTGCATGGATTCTGCCGGAGGGGTGTATTTTGTCACTTTGGACGCCATTGGCGTCAGGTTCTGGACGGTTTCGATGATTTCATCCAGAGCATACGTGACCAGTTGACCTTCATTTAATGCCATTATCGAATTCCTTTATTGAGTTGAGCCTTGAGCTTGCGGTACGTCTCTACATCCCCTTTGTTTGCTGCCGCTTCCATCTGCTTTTCAATCGCAGAGATATTTGCAGCAACAGCGTGCCCCTGAATGGGCTCATCAGGTAACGGGGCTTCTGAAACAGGCTTGGCTCGAGGCTTGAGAGTTAAACGTTCTGACAGTCGAGTGAGTTCAATCAGCGCGGATTGCCCGTCCATCGCCAGCAACTGGCGTGTTTTCTCAGGATTAGCACCAAGGTGATACATGAGAGCAGCGGATTTCTCCGGGAAGAGGCGCATGATGTCGGCACCGACTGCTGGCGGCACCAGTTGCATGAATGCGTCCTCTTTCTCCTGATAGTCAGGGATATTGAGCTTTTCCGCTGCGTCGTAGTGCTTACGGGCTGCCTCGACGTATTGCGCTGATTGCTGGGTGAACTCCTGAGTTTTGCGGCCCTGCTCGGCGACAGCCTGGCTTCGTGCGTCCATAGCCTTGATCTGCCATTCACTGTTTGCCTGCTGGAAGGCAGCCAGTGCGCGGCTCTGGTCATAGTCGTACTTAGCCAGTGCGTCTTCGGAAAGATAATCGTTAGGGTCTGGTTGTTTTGGTAACTCAGGGTTCACCCGCAGGTGCTCCGGCAACTCTCCACGCTTAACCGCTTCCATCTGCTGCTCAAGCTCACGCTGGCGTTTACGTTCGATGCGGCGACGGGCAAATTCAGCATTAGTTGCCGGGTCTTGTTTTGGTTTCTCATCGTCTTTCAGGACAATCTCGAAGCCTTCTTCCTGACCTGCGTTGTCGTTGGCATTATCGACAACTAAGCCATCAGCAGATGCCGCTGCATGATTGCCGGGCAGGGTTAATTCTTCAGAAGCCTGAATGTCGGTGGTTTGGTCCATGATTAACTCTCTCTTATTGAGGTGTCTCGGCTACTCCGCCGGAGGGGATTTGAACTTGACGCATAAGATTCGCGAAATCCATGCGTTGTGAATGAGTCTGGTCTGCATCTTTAAGAAGCAGCTCAGCGTTAGCACGAGCATCTTTGCTGCGCTGTTGCTGGAATTGACCTACGAGCTTGAGGTACTCACGCAGTTCTGCCTGCTTGTCGAGGTCCATATTGTTGAAGATCTCTGCGATCTTCGCGGCGTTGAGTTGGTTTTGGGCTTCAACCTTGGCGGCTTCAACCTGAATCTGCGCCTGTTGGTTCTCTGCCTTGAGCAATTCAGCCTGACCTTGTAGAAGGATACCCTGCGCCTGAATTTGCTCTGCTGATGGCTGCTGCGGCTGTTGTTGTGCCTGCTGCACCATCTCCATCTCTTCAGGTGTTTCTGGTTTCTTCAGCCCCATCATCACCAGTTGCTTGTTCGCGTACTCTCGCATCATCTCGACGCCTTTACCGTCAAGCAACGTGAAGTATTGCAGCATCAGCATCTGGAACTCTGGAGTACCTTGCGGAACCTTGGTTAGCAACTCCTGAATCTCTGCGCGATTCTGTTCCTTCATGCTCTGGAAGGATGGCCCAACGTCCGTATAGCACTCATAGCGACCGCGAATGTCGTTGAGTGTGACCACATTGCCGGACTGATAATCGACAACTTGCGCATAGAGTTGAACGTCTTTCTCGCTTCCATCTTCAAGTGTCAGCGTTACATGACGAGGAACGTCATAAATATCGTTGACCATTGAGGCATAAATCTCGCCATCACGTCGCATTGCGGTAGCCAGGTTATCCTGAAACACGTATGTCTCAAGATCTGCCCGCATGTTCAGTTGATTGACGGTATCGAAAGCGACCTGAGAGTTTGCCGCCTGCGCATCCACGCCAAGACTAGCCACCTCTTTCACTGCGTTGGTGGCAGCCTCAAGCATGTAAGCGTTGGCTTGCGGCACTTCAGGGTTTTCCATGTAGGAGATTGGACCAATCGGCAGGTCGTTACCGTTTTCATCGGTCCTGTTCTGCAGATAGTACGGATAGTCATCATTTCCACCGTACATGTATTCGTAGCCTTCGATTTGCTCAGGGAAGAAGGTCGGTTTCTTCTTCGGTGAACGGGCAACGATATCGGCGTTGAACGACATGATCATGTTACGAAGGCGTTGACCGTCTTTCGTCAGCCTTACCACTCCTTCGTAGCACTCCTTGTCACCAGCGAATGACCATTCGCCATACACTGGAACGATTGGAATATGCTCTCCAGCTATCTTCTCGCGGTCTTTCAGTATCTGCGTGCAGGTGATGATCGACTTATACACACGCCGACGCTTCACCTTGCGCTCTGCTACCTTAATGAATCCACGATTAGCCAGGTCGTCGATGACGTCTTTGATATCCTGCTGGTAATAGCTGACTGGCTCACCTGTCAGCGGGTCGCGGTAGATGAAGACTTTCTCTTTCTTCTCTTCGACCTCGTAATACTCAGCGACGTAGACGACATCATTCGATACCCACGGGAACAGCCATGTATCGTTCGGATTCTGGAAAGATGGCAAGGTGTCCGGATCAATACCGTAATCCTCTGCGAACTCTTTCCAGCCATTGCGCGACAAGGCGTTAATCACCGTGCAGTGCTTAGCGTCGCTCTTATCCATCTGCTTGCTGTTGGCGTCCCATATGACGTGTGAGCAGGCTTCATGAATTGGCAGGCGTCGAATTACCTGATTGTTGCTTGTTGGGTCGTTGTCTTCGTACTGGGTGACCAGACGCCATGCACCAACGCCGGACTCTATCTGCTCACGAACGCCAACGTTAACGGCAATCTTTGCCGTGTTATGGCGCATATCAGTACGATACATTCCCATCAACACATCGGCAGCATCAGGATTAGCGCCGTCTTTGGGTCGGAAGAGAACGTCGATAGGGTTCCGGCGCATCTCTGCGACAAGCTTCCTGACCACCGGGCGGACAACATCGAATTGTCCGCGATATTGCAGGGTGGTGTAGTTTGATAGCCAGTCATCCCATTGCGACACTCGGCTAAAATACAGGTCATTTGTCGCCTCGGTTCTGGCCTCATCGCTTGCTGCCCAATCCCTGTCAAACCGAAGGAGAATGGTTCGCAATTTGTCGTCTTGGTCGGCCATTATCTACCTCTGGAAATTGGACGAATTGGAGCCGGTAATGGCTTAGTTGGTTTGTTTTTGACTACCGGGAATGCAAACGTCAGGGCTAGCGCATCAGCGCGGTTTGGTGAAGGAACCCCACGGCGCTTCATGTCCTCTTTGGCCTCAAGGACGATGCGCCCATCGAGCTTAACCCTGTACTCAGGAGCAACGATTTCGTCAGCTGTTTGCTGATCATCGATACTCCCCCCTTCTTTGAGCCATGACTTCATTGAGTTCCACATCTCACCGCGCTTGTTCAGCATGCCGGGGTCTTTGGATTCACCCCCAAAGTTAACCAGCTGCCACTTCCTTCCCCACGACCTACCTATTGAGTGAATTCCGGTGCCATACCCGAAGTCTATGAACACTGCATCTGCCTTATGCTCATCCTCAAATCCTGCGACGATTTGCGCGAACTTAACGTCGTCATCTGTTTTCGGGTAGGTGCCAAGCAGGCGCGCATGAAGACCCTGGCGAAGGTAAATTGATGCCTCATCACTACCTGTGTAAGCAGGGTCAACGCCGATTATTTTGGATGCGAATGTGTAAGACCCGGGCTCAAGCGTGCGAGACATGGCCTCATCCACATATGCCTGAGGTATGAACTGGACTTCTGATGTCGATGGGAATAGACCGCGAACACGTACTTTAAAGAAGTCGCTGTCTTCACCGTAATCCTTGCGCCACTCTTCGATGAGCTCTTTGTTGGTCATCTTTGCCAGGCGGCTATCAATTTGACGTCGACGCCATCGGTGTTTGAACTTGCGGAAGCACTCTCGGAATCGACCGGTGTTACGGGTCGGGTTCCCAAATGCAAACCAGAAAGGCTCGCCGTCAGTAAGGCCGCCCTCTGCTACTTCCCAAATTTTGTCAGGAACCGCTGAGGCTTCATCGAAGATGTAGAACGGGCTTGAGTTAGCTGCATGCAGGCCAGCAAATGACTCGCTGTTCTCTTCCCGACACGTCTGGCCGTCACAGCGCCATGATTCCATGTGATCCACATGGTAGATGTTCATGTTGCCTTTGCCGTTGTTGTACTCAAACCAGTGACCAGTGATGCACCGCTTCTTCCACTTGCCAAGCTCGCCCCATGTTTTGGTGCGAAGCTGTTCAGAGGTATTGGCTGTCACGACGCCCTTGCAGAAAGGACGAGTGCTGAGGATGTACAGAATGACCCAGGCAGTTAGAGCACTTTTACCGATACCGTGACCAGAGCTGGTAGCGCAACGATAGGCTTCAACAGGTTTAACACCGTCGAAGTTATTAGTCCTGATTGCGTCTCCCCAATCTGTCAGAAACTCTTTCTGCCATTCATCGGGTCCGTCAAAGCCCTCAAGCTCACCAGTTCCCCAATCAAACGCATACATAACGAAGCCAAGCGGATCGTAAAAGAATCGCCCCATATCATCGGCAAGCATTGCCTCGAATTCTGACGACATTACTCACCTCTCGCGCGTTTTCTGGCCTCCTGAATGCGCTGAATCAGGTTAACCTCTCCGGTGTGTTCAACTTCTTGCTTATCGCGCCATTTATCCTTCTGTCGGTTCTTAAGCCAGAAGATGGCAGCGGTTGTATCAGGCGGGTAATACTTCTCAAGCGGAGTTTCGACAATTCTGTTTTCAATAACACGAATATCGATGTCTGGAGCCACGAAGCCCATAGCGCGTTGATAAAGACGGTCACTAACTTCTGCATCAGCTACGGCCTTACCCTTTTTTATGGACTCCGAAAACTCAGGATAATCAAGCTTCCACTTGTTAATAGTTGACTCACTGACTTCGAAGAAATCAGCAAGCTCTGCATCGGTGTAGCCCAGCAAGCACAGTTTGCGTGCCTGTTCGGCATACGCCTCTTGATACTTTGTTGGGCGCGCCATGTTTATGCTCCGGTAGTGAACAGGTCTAACGCTTCCTTCGATTTACGCACCGCTTCGATAGTGCGGGTCGTGATATCCGAATTAGCGCCGCCTGACTGGAAGTGAATTTTGAATAGCTCAAGCTTCAGTTCGTCAGTGCCAATGAACTGAAATGCTTCCTCTGCTGCTGCGTTCTGGTTCATGACCAGTTTGTAAATCTCTAACTGGAATTTCTGTTCTTCAGTCATGGGAATAATCTCTGCCATTGTTGGCTCCATTTATCCGTTAAAAGGGATATCAGTTAAGTTATCCCGTGTAGGGTATAAGCCATTATCAAAGCCACTCTGTAGGGAATGGCTTTTGTAATAACTACTGTTCGCTTAGCTTCTGCTTCAGCAAGTAACCTTCGAGCATCCAGATTTTGTTTACAGCATTCTGCCGGGCAATCTTCCGACCAATTTCTGCATCAAAATTTTCCGGACTTGCACAGGCACTCTCTCCGGTGACGGTGAAGCCATTCTTCAGTACCAATACGCAGAAAGTGAGCAACTTCAATGGTGATAAATCACGATCGCCTTCTTCTGGTTTTTCTCTGCCACAATATTCGTTGCTGGAAATGGCACCATTACGTCCATCATAAGCAGTAAAGTAATGCTCGCTTTTAATCACGTCTTCGATGTGCTGCGGAGTGATTCTCGGGGCGGTTTTGCCTTTCTCAACGATTTCTTTTTCGATTTGCTGGTCGTTCATAATTATGACCCTGTGGAGTGGTTGCTTGATTAGGATGTCTTTCCATCATTCCGCCACCACAAAGAATCTTTTTTGCCATAAGGCAGGAGGTTCATCTTTCAGTGGCTGCCAGTGTTATTTCCCCACTTTCTGGCTTGGGTTGTTTCGCTGTACTGCCGTTAATTGGTGGTGCACAGATTTAGTTAAATCTGTTCTCGCCTGAACTATCTTTTACATACCCGGATTGTGGGGATGTAAATCACGGTTTCATTATCAAGCCCACCCGTAGATGGGCTTTGTAATGGCTACTTCTTCAGAAATGATTCGATGAATTCACGTCGAGGATGACGATAGTTCAGAATATCTTCTGGCATCCTCATAAAGCGGTTGTTGCCGTCTTTGGCAGTAACAAAACAGCTGTGAACTCCGCAGACATCCGTTTTGATTGTGTCGCTATACTCAAAAAGCAACTGAGCCATCTTCTCTTGCCATTCTGGCGGCATAGCCTCCATGAATACTCGCGGCATCACGCAGAACGACGCATGCGTCAGGCCAAACCACAATTGCAGGTCTTTACGATATTCTTCATCCATCGTCTTTACCTTTGTTGCAATAAAAAACCCCGCGAATGCGAGGCTAAATCCTGGTGTTTGTGATGACTGGCTCTTATCTCAACGCAGCCCCTTACCGCGCGCCAGATGCTCAATATCAAGCATCAGCAATGAGATGTTTAATCTGGATTTACTCCAGAAGTGATCACCACCCTGTCTACAGAGCCAGATGTGAAGGATGATGAGTAGAATTATCGCTATCATCGAAGGCATTGTGTCCTGATATATTCCTGAAGCGTTCTCAGTGCTGTTTGGTCGCGGATAATTCCGTCCCGGATATCGAGAACGTTTCGTCCAGCAACTGGAGAGAGTTCGACGGAGGCATCATTGCCCATGCCGGAGGCGCTGGAGGTTTCGGCTGAGGATGGCATAGGGCATTTTCCTTTGACGAACACCCGACCACCATTATCAAGCTTGCGCCGAAGAGCATCATTTTCAGCTTTCGCATCAGCTAACTCCTTCGTGTATTTAGCATCGAGTGCATCAGCAGCACGCTGGCGTTGCTGCATGTCAGTAATGGTGGCAGTCGCCTGCTTCAGCTCACTGACTTTTTTATCGCGCTGCTCTTTGTAGGTCATGGCGTTATCACGGTAATGATTAACAGCCAATGACAGGCAGACGATGATGCAGATAACCAGAGCGGAGATAATCGCGGTGACTCTGCTCATACCTCAATCTCTCTGACCGTTCCGCCAGCCTCTTTGAATTTTGCAATCAGGTTGTCAGCCTTATGCTCGAACTGACCATAACCAGCGCCCGGCAGTGAAGCCCAGATATTGCTGCAACGGTCGATAGCCTGACAAATATCACCGCGATCAATCATCGGTAAAGCGCCACGCTCTTTAATCTGTTGCAGTGCCACAGCGTCCTGGCTTTTCGGAGAGAAGTCTTTCAGGCCAAGCTGCTTGCGGTAGGCATCCCACCAACGGGAAAGAAGCTGGTAACGTCCGGCTGCTGTTGATTTGAGTTTTGGGTTTAGCGTGACAAGTTTGCGAGGGTGATCGGAGTAATCAGTGAATAGCTCTCCGCCTACAATGACGTCATAACCATGATTTCTGGTTTTCTGCCGTCCGTTATCAGTTCCCTCCGACCACGCCAGCATATCGAGGAACGCCTTACGTTGATTATTGATTTCCACCATCTTCTACTCCGGCTTTTTTAGCAGCGAAGCGTTTGATAAGCGAACCAATCGAGTCAGTGCCGATATAGCCGATGAACACGCTCGTTATATAAGCGAGATTGCTACTTAGTCCGGCGAAGTCGAGAAGGTCACGAATGAACCAGGCGATAATGGCGCACATCGTTGCGTCGATTACTGTTTTTGTAAACGCACCGCCATTATATCTGCCGCGAAGGTACGCCATTGCAAACGCAAGGATTGCCCCGATGCCTTGTTCCTTTGCCGCGAGAATGGCGGCTAACAGGTCATGTTTTTCTGGCATCTTCATGTCTTACCCCCAGAAGGGGATCTGTTCAAATTAGGAATTATGGATATGGTCGCTTGAACAAATCCGGGTTACGGTTGATTTGTAACGGGCTTGTTCGTGACCGCATTCATGAGCAAATCAGGCGTGGATTGCGCCAACAATACATGCCGCTCATATCACGAAGCCCAGCCATTGATGCTGGGTTTTCTTTTTTAAAGCGCACTAGACAACCGTATCCACAGAGTGTCAGCAATGAGTTGGTTAGGTCTGGTTCTTGGTGGAAGTACGCTTTAAAAAATGGGCTGAGGGTTGTAGCCCAAAATACTGAGGGAATGGTAAGGATGAACAACGGTTTTGCTCTGGGTGGATTTGGCTGTGGTGGCCGGCGCTGATCTCCGGCTTGTATACAGGCACCTTGTTCTTCCGAAGCTCTCCTGCGCGCATCAGCCTGCGCATTCACCACACCGGAAAGAGCACTCAGTTGTATCGGCCAGTTGTGCCACTAAGAAATGCTTTCGCAGACCGTTAAGCTCTTTGCCAGTTCTTTAATGCTCTTACCTGTTGTGTGCCCATTATTAATCACACCGGGCCAGTGCGCCGAATTTGTTTACAAGGAGTCGGAAGACCTTGCTGACTTACAGGCTATTACGCCGCCATCAGAACAACATCATCGTTTGCATTTATCTTTGTGGTCAGTTTCTAAAAAACCGCAAAGTCGCCAACTCTGACGAAAACTATCGTTGTGCTGCCACAACGATAAGAGCACTCGGTGCATTTAAGCCAAGCCCCATAAGGGAGAATGCTCTTACCTGTTACACAGATATAAAAAATCCCGAAACCGTTATGCAGGCTCTAACTATTACCTGCGAACTGTTTCGGGATTGCATTTTACAGACCTCTCAGCCTGCGATGGTTGGAGTTCCAGACGATGCGTCGAAGTGACCAACTAGGCGGAATCGGTAGTAAGCGCCGCCTCTTTTTATCTCACTACCACAACGAGCGAATTAACCCATCGTTGGGTCAAATTTACCCAACTTTATTCAAAAAGTCAATATTATGCCGTTAACATGTTGCCATCCGTGGCAATTATGCTGCTAACGTGTGACCGCATTCAAAATGTTGTCTGCGATTGACTCTTCCTTGTGGCATTGCACCACCAGAGCGTCATACAGCGGCTTAACAGTGCGTGACCAGGTGGGTTGGGTAAGGTTTGGGATTAGCATCGTTACAGCGCGATATGCGGCGCTTGCTGGCATCCTTGAATAGCCGACACCTTTGCATCTTCCGCATTCTTTCTCAACAACTCTCCCCCACTGCTCTGTTTTTGCTATATCAACCGCACGGCCTGTACCGTGACAATCTCTGCATCTTGCGCCAGGCGTCGCGGCACTACGGCAATAATCCGCATAAGCGAATGTTGCGAGCACTTGCAGTACCTTTGCCTTAGTATTTCCTTCTAGCTTTGCCACACCACGGTATTTCCCCGATACCTTGTGTGCAAATTGCATCAGATAGTTGATAGCCTTTTGTTTGTCGTTCTGGCTGAGTTCGTGCTTACCACAGAATGCAGCCATTCCGAATCCGGCTTGTGATTGCGCCATCCCCATAGCAGCCATCACATCAGTACCGGAAAGAGAGTCAGAAGCCGTGGCCCGTGGTGAGTCACTCATCATCGGGCTTTTTGGCGAATGAAATTTAGCCACGCTTTCGAGTCTCATGCGCCTTCTCCCTGTACCTGAATCAATGTGAGATTTCCGCAGAACACTGCCCCAGTATCGATATACATCTGGTTGGCAAATTTGAGTGGTTTCACTGCTGGCGTATGACCAAAGATGAACGTGTCCGCGCCTTTGATTTCTTTCACGATCCCGTCTTGTGAGTTGCTGATTCGTTCGCGGTTCCAGATTACCTGCTGATGATCAACTGGCTTTCCAAACTCGTATTCGTCACAAGGATAATCGGCGTGGCAGATGACATATTTTTTATCTTTGCTCACCAGTTCGATGATTAACGGAAGTTCATCTGCTTTATGGGCAAGAGCTTTAGCCAGAATTTCTTTGTCGTAATCGAGATTAAAGAACCAGCCACCGCCATTAAGCATCCAGTGATTGACGTTTCCTCGCTCTGATAAGCCATCAATCATCATTTGCTCATGGTTTCCACGTACAGCTCTGAACCAGGGGAATGTGATTAATTCCAGGCATTCGACGTTCTCTGTACCGCGATCGACCAAATCGCCAACCGAGATAAGCAGGTCTTTTTTGGTGTCGAATCCTATCGTCTCCAGTTTTTTCATCAGGTTCGTGTAGCATCCGTGCAGATCGCCAACTACCCAAATATTTCGGTATTTGCTGCCATCAATTCTTTCGTAATAGCGCATCTCTTTCACTCCATCCGCGATGAACCATAAGAACGTCGTTGACGATGGCGTGCATTTTCCCGTCTTTATCATCAACGTATTTTCTGACCGTACAGCGACTACATTTCAGTCTGCGTGCTACTTCTGTCTGGTTTCCGTATGCTTCAACGAGCATGTCTGGAATGGTTTTTACTGAGAACGTCATGCGGCCTCACTTCTGCTATTTCGCAGGTCTTTGAGTTTCTGTTGGTACTCTGCCTTGATCGCCTTGCACTCTTCGACAGTCCAGCGATGGCGGTTATGGTTTGATTCGATTTCGTCTACTGCTTCCTGCCCGATACGGCTAATCAGTTCGACGCGATACGGAACGAGATTTCCGCTTTTGTGCTGGTTGCACACCACGCATTGCTTGTGAATATTGCGTTCATCAAATCGGAGTTGAGGTGCCGCAGCAGTTGTCCGGTAATGTCCGGCATCCCACTGAGCAGACGTGATCGTTCCGCATGAGATACATGGTAAGTCGCGGTCTCTTTCTCTGATGAAGGCGTTTACGGCTTGTTGGGCTTGTTTAATCCAGTAACTGCGGGGCTTTAAGGCGAGTTTTCGAATCTTAAGTTTATCTTTCTGTTTCTGCTCCTCTCGTCGTCGTTTCTTCTCTGCTGCTTTTTCCGCTTTTTCGCGTTCTTTGCTTCGTCGTTCGAGTGCTATCTTTGTTCCACACTCTGGAGAGCACCACCACTGATTAGCGAATGCAGGGTGAAACCATTCCCGACATTCATCGTTTTTACATCGTCTTCGCGCTGGTTTAGCCATCGTCTTCTTCCTCGTACATTGAGCTATTCGGATCGCTCATCAGTTCTGCGCAGCAGTGCTCACACACGTGAACTTCCAGCACATGCAGCTTCTGACCGCAGTTAGCGCACGTTAAAGCCCGCTCGACGCTTTCTTTCTGGTATTGAAGAGATTGGGATGGACTAAGCATGGCTTTCACCATTAAAAAGTCGCTTGTAAGCATCAATGTCTCGTTTTGCTTCACCAAGCTTTCGTCTTAATTCCATGTTTTCTGATTCAAGCTTTTCCATGTCTTGCTGGTATCGATCGCGGTGTTCTTTCCATGCTTTTCGATACGCCTTCATGTATGTCGTATTGGCCTTTCTCTTTGCCTGACGAACTGCATGGTGGTTATTCACAAACCAGTCAGGGTCGTTAAATGCTGCTCTGGCGCATGTATACCAATAATTTGTTGCCTCCCTGTTTAGCCAATAAATACTGATAAATGGCAACTGTATCGACACCATTTTTCGTTGAGACTCTTTCTCGCCAAACATGTGCCCTTTTTTGATGCTAAGGCCAAATCCAGGTTGAATTAAAAGCATTGTCATTTCCTCGCACGATTTCTTAGCCACCGGATATCCCACAGGTGAGCCGTGTAATTGAAGGTTTTTACGTCAGATTCTTTTGGAATTGGCTTGCGTTTATTTCTGGAGCGTTTCGTTGGAAGGTATTTGCAGTTTTCGCAGATTATGTCGGTGATACTTCGTCGCTGTCGCCTCATGCCGCTCTCCTGACGCCCTGCCCGATCGCCATCAATGCCGCTTTGGATACGGTAGTAAACATCCGTCGAGGACTGATGAACGGTCGCCAAATCAGCAGCATGGAGCCTTTGCTGTTTCCCTTCTTCTCCAACCCTGTCGATGGTTCGATAAAATTAATCCGTCCATCAGTGATAATGCGAACTTCGTCGACACTCTCCAGAGCCTTGCTGAACCATCCGACTGACATATCCTCTGGCACAAGCATAACTACCGTCTGTCGCTGTTGTATGCACTGCTCAGCGGCTTTTTCCACCCACGGCCTGATATTGCTGTACGGTGGGTTATTCCAGATTGCACCGTGGCTTACCCACTCAGAATTGAGCGCGTCGTCGGCCTCAGTTAGCCAGTGAGCACACAGAGCATTTTTGTCGCTCGCTGCCGAATCCAGCCAGAATCCAAACTCAATATCCAGTGCATCAAAAAGCCAAAGCGGCGTTTGCCAGCAGTCCTTGTCGTGTGCTGGCGTATTTGATTTGATAGTCATGCAGCCCGATCTCCCCATCTCGCTTTCATTTTTTCATTTGCAAATCGCCAGAATCTTCCTTTGTGATATGAGCTTTCGCCATTACAGCAACGACTAATTGACGAACTATCAAATCCTTCTCTGACAGCATCCATAGCTGCTTCATAATAAACCTCCTCCCCAGTTTTCATGTCAGTAGAAATAACAGCTTTACTGGCAGGATGGTCACCACTAAATTTACCTAGCGATATAGGTATTCTTCCATTTTGTTTATATCCGTGTTTTGAGTTTTCAGAATGTGATACCCATTCAAGGTTATCAGCCCTATTGTCATCTCTTCGCCCATTTTTGTGATTAACTACCAAGCCATCACAGAACCCTGTACAGAATGCTTTCGCAACTATCCTGTGGGCGCTGTATTTCTTACCGTATACCTTTATTTGAAGATATCCTGTCGACTTGCACTTGAATGGTTTTACACTAGTGCCATTAATTATTTTCTTATATGGCCTCTGTCTGGTTGATGTTACTGTAACTTCCCTCGTAATAGACCTAAAATTTCCTTTATTGCTAACCTGATAAAATGGAATCCCTTCGATATCTACCCAAACCTCAATCATAATTCCTCCATTCGCTAAGATGAATTGAGTTCATGGCACAATATGCTTCTATGTAGTCCATTATTTCGGATATTTTTTTTACAGATAGAGTCGCCGTACTCTCTCTGATGTTTATTAGCTCACCTTCTAACCCTGATATAATCTCAGGGTGCTGATTGGTTGCAATCTGCCAACCAGAAACGAATAACCCCTTCCAAAACTCAATATTTCTTGCTTTTCCATGATATGTAGCCTTCTTACTTATTTCAGATAGCATCGCGTGAAGGCGTGCATTTTGCCGAATGCTGCGGTTGCGTTCCTGAATGGTTACTACGATTGGTTTGGTTGGGTCTGGAAGAATTTGCTGTACCGCGTGAATAGCGTTTTGCTGATGTGCTGGAGATCGAATTTCAAAGGTTAGTTTTTTCATGACTTCCCTCTCCCCCAAATAAAAAGGCCTGCGATTACCAGCAGGCCTGTTATTAGCTCAGTGATGTAGATGGTCATACGTCAGCCCCTTGTGCATATCGTCTGCCACGTGCAGCGGGTGCATTTGATGTTGTGCAAATCTGTCTGGCTTCATCCTGGTCACATGCAACAAAGTGTCCGTTGCAGAACCGCTGGTAAACCGTACCAAGCGAGCCAAAACGGTTTTTCGTCACAATGATTTCAGCAAATGGCGCGGCGCTACTGTTCTCGTCATATACCGCTTCCCGATAGAGCATGATGATTGAGTCTGCATCCTGTTCAATGCTTCCTGAATCACGCAAATCTGCGTTTGTCGGGCGTTTGTTTGGTCGCTTCTCAACATCGCGCGAAAGCTGACTCAGGGAGATAACAGGCGTTTTCAGGTCTTTCGCCATCGCCTTCAGGCTTCCGGAGATGTGAGCAATTGCAAGGTCGTTGCGGTCTGCTTTCGGCTTCTCAATCAGGCCAAGATAATCCGCCATGATGAGTGACAGGTTTGGATTTTCCTGTTTGTGCCGTTCTGCGATTGAGCGTATTTCTTCGACCGATAACCGCGAGGCATCGACTACCCATACATCCAAATCTGCAAGCTGACTCATGCCGTTAGCAACACGTGCCCAGCCCTCGTCATCCATCGATGCAGGATTTCGCAGTACGCTAACCGACATCCTCCCGGCGTTGGCAATGCTTCGCTCTGCAATCTGCAATGCGCTCATTTCCATTGAGAAAATCAATACCCCGCGCCGGACGTCAGAACCAGGAATAACGCGGCTTGCAACGCCTTCGGCAATCTTCAGCGCCAGTTCGGTTTTCCCCATACCAGGACGAGCAGCGATTATCACAAGGTCTTCCGCGTTCATCCCTCCGGTGATGGCGTCAAGTTCTTCGATTCCGGTCTTCAGGGTATCTGACTCTTCTCCGTTCCTCAGACGCCTGTCAAGCGTGTCAGTGTAGTCAGTGATGATTTCCCCTAACCGTACCGGTTTAACCTCGTCACGGGGCTTTCTGATGGCTGAGAGACGCTTTACAAGTTCATCCATCGCCTGACTCGATGCGTCGATGGTTCCGCTCTGAATTGGTTCACGCATTTCATCCATGATTTCCAGCACCAGACGGCGGTGATAGTTATCCGCGACCATTCCGGCATATCCCTTCAGGTTTGCGGCACTCGGGCAGTTTTTGCTGGTCATCAGGATTGACGTGAAATGCTCCTCTCCGCACGCCTCGGCAACCATCAGCGCATCGATTAGGTTTCTGTTTCTCGCCTGCTTGCGGATAACCTCGAAGGCTTTCCGGTAGAGCGGAATTGAAAACGCTTCCGGCTCCAGCGTTGCCAGAACGTCGCTGGCGGTTGGCGTTAATCCACCAATCAGCAGGCCACCGATAACGCTCGCTTCGATATCCTGTCTCATGCAATCCCCCTGTCTGCAAACTTCCCTTCCCGAACTCCCGTTAACGAGTCTTCCCTCAGCAGGTAATCAAAATCAGCCGTCCAGCCCGTGTCGTTGTCTCCGAAGTAAAACGGCTTGGCCTGATGCACAAACGCCCTGACATACGCTCTGAAACCGTCCACATTTGGCGTTTTCAGTTGCGGGATGATTTTCTTCAGGCGGCGTTTGCGTTTCTCGTTGACCGAAACAGCGTGTGGCAGTCTGTCACCGACTTCGGTGTTGTAGGCGTTCAGGAAGGATTCGTAGTCGATTCGTTCTGCCTTGCGACGTTCAGGTTTAACCTGCCCATCGCCACCCCCGTTAGGGGGTAAGGGGGTATTTGTATTTATTGTCTTTTGTATATTGTCTTTTGTGTTTAGCTGACTTGGCTTATACCCATTAGCCGACTTGGCTAATGTTTTATTAGCTGTTTTAGCTAATGTTAAGCTGTCCTGGCTAATCCACTGAGAAACCACCTTGTTCACTCCGATTTTCACGCCATCAGCAATGAGGAATTTACGCTCAATAAGCTGGCGCTTGGCAGCGCAAACATGAGTGTGATGAATACCTGTCATGGCTGCTATCTGCGTGTTTGTGAGTCGATCCATCGGCTTATTGAATCCGTATGTCTTGCGCATGATAGCGAGCATCACCTTCATCTGCCGGACGGTTAAATCAGCCATCAGCAGACTGTCGGTAATCTCGTTAGCAACGCGCATGAAACCATCTTCGGTATCTGCCACGCGATGCTCCACGACCTCCAGTTGAGGCCTGTAATCAGCTAACTTAACGACGCCCATGTTTCACTCCTGCTTTGGCTAGTCTGTAAACACCAACAAGGCGCTCTGCGAACGCCCTGTTATTTGCTGCGGCTACCACTAATCCCTCAGGTGAATCAGGGTGTCGAATCTCTTCTTTTTCCTGGTATTTCTTACGACGTTTTGTCATAATGACTCCTGTGGATTGATCCAGTCTTTCTACATCAGGCCTCGAAGAATTCGCCGTTCTTCGGGGCTTTTTCTTTTGTCAGGTAATTGGCAAGCCGCTTAGTCAGCTCAGCCATTTCATCGTCTTCGATTCCGTATTCCAGAACAGCCAGCATCATGCTTACCTGCGAGAAGAAACCATTCTTCCATCGGCTTACCTGATATTCAGGAATCCCCATTGCTCGAGCGAATGTCTTCTGCCCCATCAGTGCCAGTTTGTTCAGCAAGGCTGACTCGATGCGAGCCGCTTTCTTGCTTTTAGTTGCAATAGTACCCATAGATAATTTCCTTAATGATTAGATAGAGTTGGCTTCGCAAAGAAACGCAAAACCATAGAGATTTGTTTCTGGTAATGCCCTTTTTCAGGGCGGGGATGTGTAAGAGCGTTAATAACTTAAGCGGCCATTAATTCAGGCCAGATGCTTTCCCAATCAACCGGATGAAGGTCTTTGCGAGTCACTTCACCATTGCTGAACTTCTCAATCAGAACACAAAGTGCTGCGCCCAATTCATGATTACGGCTAAGTGCTTTCCTCAAATAGCCGATAGAAGTTCCGCACTTGGTGGCAAATTCTCTCTGCTCTTCCAGTGAAAGGGAGTTCAGATACAAGCGGAGTTCTTCCATTTGCTATCTCCTTCCCGTTGTTGAATAAGATGAGTTTACCTGTAGGTAAAAAGCAAATCAATACCCATAGGTTATTTACCGGCAGGTAATCAAAGATAGAATTAAATCATGGATAAATACGAACAAAGACGACTAAGGCTGATAGAGATAAGAGACCGATTCTGTAATGGAAAGGCCTCAGAGTTGGCTCGTCGAATAGAAAGGGAACCATCATACGTTTCCAGAATGCTGTATCCGGAAGGAAAAAGCGGAAAAAAACGCATTGCTGACGATATGATGGAACTAATTGAAAAATCTTTTAATCTCCCACGCGGATGGATGGACATGCTTGCAGATGGTAAAGCTGGAGCTACAGACCATCTTGAGTTTGCGGGTAACGTTCGTGCGGGTTTTGTTCCGGTAATTGGTGAAGCCGTTTTGGGAGTTGATGGCTCAGTGGATATGATTGAATTCAGATCCGGTTGGTTAAGCATCTACAGCGGCGATAAAGATGCTTACGGTCTGAAGGTTAAGGGTGACAGCATGTGGCCAAGGATTCAGTCAGGAGAATATGTTGTTATTGAACCAAATACGCCAGTACATCCAGGTGATGAAGTCTTTGTAAGGACCAAAGACGGTCACAACATGATAAAGATCATGAACAAAACAAGAGACGGTGATTATCAGTTTAGTAGCATAAACAGTGATCACCGCCCAATCACTCTTCCTGTTGAAGAAGTTGATAAAATGCATTTTGTTTCAGCTATTGTGAAACACACCAGGTACGTAGACCAGGACGATCTGCCAAAAGTTTGAGGATAAAGCAGCAAGTGTTTATACCCGGCATAGTAGTCGCTGTTGTAATCATCTGCTTCATATGGGCAAAGTTATCTCCTGTAAGCTCTAAGCATACAGCTGAACTCATGAAGAAGAAGCATCTTATACATGAGGCAGAATCGATAATTAAAAAGTTCAAAGGCATGTCATACGACGACATGTCATCAGAGCAGATTGCTATGTATAAATGCGCCATTGAGCGTCTTGACTACTTAAACGGACTCAAACCCAAACACACCCCAGTAGAATCAAAATTGCCGCAATGGCCAAGCAATCCAAATAGCTTCTGACATCTCCTTTCAGCCCGCAAAGCGGGCTTTTTTATATCAATCCAAAAAATTAATTACCTGAAAATTCAAGCAGGTAAACTCTTACATCAATTTTATTTACCTACAGGTATAGACAGCTGTTTTACCTGTAGGTATATTTTAGGCCATCAGCAGGACGCACTGACCACCATGAAGGTGATGCTCTTAAAAATTAAGCCCTGAAGAAGGGCAGCATTCAAAGCAGAAGGCTTTGGTGTGTGTGATACGAAACGAAGCATTGGCCGGAAGTGCGAATCCGGATTAGCTGTCAATGTGCCATTGCTGGGTGTTTTCGTTCAGGACTACGACTCCCACACACAACCAAAGCTAACTGACAGGAGAATCCAGATGGATGCACAAACACGCCGCCGCGAACGTCGCGCAGAGAAACAGGCTCAATGGAAAGCAGCAAATCCCCTGTTGGTTGGGGTAAGCGCAAAACCAGTTAACCGCCCTATTCTCTCGCTGAATCGCAAACCGAAATCACGAGTAGAAAGCGCACTGAATCCGATAGACCTTACAGTGCTGGCTGAATACCACGAACAGATTGAAAGCAACCTGCAACGTATTGAGCGCAAGAATCAGCGCACATGGTACAGCAAGCCACGCAGTGAAATGGGTGTGACTTGTGTTGGTCGCCAGAAAATGAAATTAGGCAGCAAGCCACTTATTTGAGAGGAATTAATATGTCATCAATCCGCTTAACTACGAGAATGAAAGAGGAAATCGCTCGTAACGCTTTAATTAAGTCTGGGGTTTTCACTGAACTTGAAGAAGTAACAAAGTTAAAGAACCAGCTTGCACTTGACGCCAGAGTTATTGCGTTTGGCGGTAAAAAGAAAACTGAGGAAGTGGATCAGTTATCATCTAAGTTTGTAGCTATAAGTGAAGAACTTGAAAAGATGGGATGTTCATTTTACTCATACGATTTTCGTTCTACTTCAATTTATCTGACTGTATCTGGCAGAAGGGTTGGATGGCATTCATATGGGAAAGACGGCAACGGCGAAGATATATTTCTCCCTACTCCAACCAAAGATAAATGCATGTTTGACGCAGAACACGAAATAACAAAAAGGTTTGATGAAATCTGCGCATTGCAACAAAAACTTGAAGCCAAGAAAAAGGATATCGAATCAAATGTATGGGCTGCTTTAAACTCAGTCACAACAGTTAAGCGACTCATTGAAGTTTGGCCTGAAAGCAAAGAATTGCTACCAAAAGAAGCAGATAAAGCAAGTACAGCACTTCCTGCTTTACGGGTAGAGGATTTGAATAAGATGATTGGACTTCCTTCCGAGGCCGCATAGTCGGCCTTTATTTTTGGCATAAACAACAGAATAAACACAGCACTGTGTATTCATTCCAACGAGTGAATACACGGAGCAATGTCGCTCGTAACTAAACAGGAGCCGACTTGTTCTGATTATTGGAAATCTTCTTTGCCCTCCGATGTGAGGGCAATTTTTTTGACGGAGGATATATGAAATTACGTGTCTGGCATATCCCGCAAGTACCTATGAAGCCGTTCATTGTAGAAGTGGCAAGTGTTGAAGAGGGTGTTCGCCTGATGGACGCACTGGCTGATTATGATGCCTTTCAGTATGACAACAACATCAAGCCTGACTACTGCAATGCTAACGGCCTTGAGATGTGGGATGAGAGCCTTACTGATGAAGATTTATCAGAGATGGGGCTTACGGATCGCTGGGTAGATTGGTACAGCGAATGCCAATGTTACGACGACCCACGTAAATATCTCGAAAGCCTGAAAGAAGAAACATCAGCCGCCTAAGCGCGGCTTTACCGCATACCAATAACGCTTCACTCGAGGCGTTTTCGTTATGCAATCAAATATAAGGAGTTACCCATGATGCACTTTCAGCTCGCGGGTAGCGGCGTCATGTCCGCTTTCTACCCGCACGAATCTGAATTATCACGCCGAGTTAAACAATTAATCAGAGCAGCAAAGAAACAACTGGAGGCGTTATGCGCAATGAAATAGCCATCAATCACCAGATGCTTCGTGCAGCACAAAACAAAGCAGTAATAGCCAGATTTATTGGTGATTCAAAAATGTGGCTTGAAGCAAATAAAGCGATGAAATCAGCTATCAACCTTCCGTGGTATCGCAGGAAATGAGTTTTACAGATAACTGGTCAGACGAAGAATTCATTCGTCAGATGAAAGAATTAATCGGTAACGAAGGAGATATTCATGTCACTTGCAACCACAGTGAAGGAGAGCAAGTTACAGAGACGCATGTACACGCAGAAAGCTCTCTGGTATCGCCATAATGGTGACCGCGAAGGAATGCGGGTATGCCTTAATTTGTCCCGAGTCGAAGTATTAAATCAGCGTTATTTCCTTGGGCCGTGTCCATTCTGAGAACAATCATATGAGCAAAGAATTTTACGCAAGACTGGCAGCTATTCAGGAGAATCTGAACGCGCCAAAGAATCAGTACAACTCATTCGGCAAATATAAATACAGAAGCTGCGAAGATATTCTTGAAGGCGTTAAGCCGTTACTGAATGGTCTGTTTTTATCAATCAGCGATGAAGTTGTGTTGATTGGTGATCGGTATTACGTGAAAGCCACGGCAACTATTACCGATGGCGAAAACAGTCATACGGCAACCGCCCTTGCACGAGAGGAAGAAAGCAAGAAAGGAATGGATTCTGCACAAGTTACTGGAGCTACAAGCTCTTATGCACGCAAGTATTGCCTCAATGGTTTGTTCGGCATAGATGATGCGAAAGATGCAGATACAGACGAGCATAAACATCAGCAGAACGCAGCAGCAAAGCAATCAAAACCATCACCTACACCTGAACAGGTTCTAAAAGCATTCACTGACGCAGCATTGCAGAAAAACACCGTGGAAGAGCTTAAACAGGCGTTCGCCAAAGCGTGGAAGATGCTCGAAGGCACACCGGAGCAGCACAAAGCGCAGGACGTTTACAACATCAGACGAGACGAATTAGAAGGAGCGGCTGCTTAATGGCACATTCGATTACTGTAAGACTAAACAAGCCCGCAAGAGAGTTTCAGGCCGGGGAAAATATCGGATTCAACATCCGTGCTGGCGTTCAGTATTACGATCGCCAGACAAAAAAGAAAGAATGGACAAACTACAGAGCCGTTGTATTTGCCAAGCCGGGAGCGCAAGCGGATTACTACCGTAGCGTTCTTGTTGAAGGTGGCATTGTTGAAATTACCGGAGAAAACATCAGGGTTGATGTTTATCAGGGGCAAAATGGTCAATCAATCACTCTTGAATTACTGAATTCAAAGATTGGATTTGCAACTTCAGGAAACAGCCAACAGCAACAAAGCAGTAACCAGCAGAACACTCCTGTATACGACGATTCCATCCCATTCTGATTTAGAAAAATAAGGATTCCATTATGCCAGCGCCTCTGTATGGTGCGGATGACGCGCGCCGCTGTTCCGGCAATTCCGTATCGGAGGTGCTGGATAAATTCAGAAAAAACTACGACCTGATAATGTCGCTACCGCAGGAAACGAAAGAGGAAAAGGAATTTCGCCATTGTATATGGCTTGCAGAGAAAGAAGAACGCGAGCGAATTTACCAGACATCAATCCGACCATTCCACAAAGCCACATATACCCACTTCCCTGAAATTGACCCGCGCCTGCGTAATTACCGCTCACGCTATGGCGCTATCAGTAATGACTGAGGAATTTACCATGAGAGGACTTGCATACAATCCCGGCATTCTTCCGGCAGAAATGATTATTCGCCAACGCGTAAAGCCAATGCCATCGAGAGAGGAATTGCTAAAGAGAAATTCTTTTCCGTCAGTGAATCAAAACAAATATCTGAATGCGATGTGGCGGAGTGGGAAAAATGAAACAAATGACACTAATTGAGATGGATGGATTTCTGAAAGGTAAATGCATCCCATGTGATTTAAAGGTTAACGAAACAAACGCTGAATATCTTGTGCGTAAATTTGCTGAAGCGGAGGCCAAGATTTCAGCTCTGTCCGAAGACCAACAGAAAGCGATTGAATCAATTAAGCAGGCTGATTCGGCTGTTAAGTTGGCACACGAGAAGTTTTCGGCGCTGGCAGCGGAGAATGCAAAGCTGAAGAAGTTCTGCAAAGACGCTGCATTCGATGCCGATTACGAAGCAGAGCTAGGTATGGAGAGAGGTGGATTCAGTGATGCACTTAACGAAATCAAAACCCCGGCCACCGACGCATTCCTTGCTGAAATTGAACGCAAAGCAATCCGCAAGTTCATTAACAGCATTGAACACATCCTGCGTGACAAGTTGTCACCGTATGACACCGAAGAGATGCTTGAGGCTATGCGTATTTTTCTGGAAGAACAGGAAGGTGAGTAAAAATGACGATCACAAAACAACGTGTAGAAGAAATCATATCCCGTATTGAAATGTATGGGCATGGTGCCGGGTATACCGCTGATGAGGTTTATGACCTTGCTGTACTGGCGCTGAATTTATCAAATATCGCAAAACTCAAGCGATACGAGCTTGATATGGATGGTTGTGACTCGTTCGGTCAGGATTGTGGCGCTGACATGACTGAAGATTCTGATGGCGATTATGTCCTGTTTGATGACGTGGTTAAGTTGTTTGAGTTTGATACAACCACTCAGAAGTTAGAAAGCCCAGCAAAGGAGGCAGCCAGTGAGCGAAATTAACTATCAGGCACTGCGCGAGGCGGCAGAGAAAGCAACGTGTGGCGAGTGGTCGCTCGAATATGGAGATGGCCGATTTGATGGTGATGATGCACTAATTCATCGTGAAGTTGCTGGATATATTCCCATTTGCAGAATTGAAGGAGCGCATCCTGAAAGCGGTTTCGATGAAGATTTCCAAACTGAACAGCAGGCCAATGCTGAATTCATCGCCGCAGCCAATCCGGCTACTGTGCTGGCGCTTCTGGATGAACGGGAAAGAAACCAGCAATACATCAAACGCCGCGACCAGGAGAACGAGGAAATTGCGCTAACGGTAGGGAAGCTGCGTGTTGAGCTGGAAGCAGCAAATAAGCGCATAGCAGAACTGGAAGCCGAACCTGTAAGCCAAGCTTACAACTTGGCAGAATTAATCGAAGGCATGGAAGTTTCCATTGATGTAAGCACTTGTGATGCTGATTTAGGTAATCGCTATTTCGGCACCGTCACCGAGGCGTTAGAACTTGATACGGCCAAGAATGGTTACATCCTCCTGGTTCAGGACGCAGAGCCAAACTTCGATGTAAATGGCAACTCTCCGGTAACTCCGGATGGTTGGATAAGTTGTAGTGATCTAATGCCGGAAGACACCAAAATGTTACTGGCATTTAGTCAAGGTGAAATCGTGGCAGCATATTGGAACTGGGTTGTAAATCCAATTGATTACAAAAAATATAGAGCTTTCACGTATTTATCAGGAAATATCTTGGATGACGTAACTCACTGGATGCCGCTACCAGAGCCTCCACTTTGAAAGCGAAGCTTATACATATCTTTTACATCAGCAATCTATTGTTAATCTCCAATCAATGTTACGTTGTCATCTCACTCATGCTTTGGAGGTAGTGATATGTCTTGTCCAAAATGCGGTTCTGGAAATATTGCAAAAGAAAAAACAATGCGTGGATGGTCTGGTGATTATGTGTGCTGCGATTGCGGATACAACGACTCTAAAGACGCATTTGGAGAGCGTGGTAAAAACGAATTTGTCAAAATTAATAAAGAACGCGAAGGCAACGAAAAAAGCTAATTTATTTATTCATATATGAAAACAATGTAACCAATATTCGAATTGAAGAACTGAAAGAACACCAAGCCGCCTGATGGCGGTTTTTTATTGGAGACAAGAAATGTCAGATTTGGCTATGAAGATTTTGAAATGGCAATCGACTGGCGATGTCGGCATCAGTAGCGCAACTCTTGCCTCAATCGCATGTGGCCTGAAAAAGAATATCTATGGTCATCACTTCGGCGCTCCCCATGACGCAGCAGACTTTCGGCGATGCGTTGCACTTGTTGAGCAGATTCCAGAAATCAGAGATTCATTCGACAAGGTTGCAAAGCGCGTTCCGGCATTCAAAGGCATCCTCAACGAATGGGATTCCCTAGTTGCTCTGTTGAAGTCTGAAATGAAGATACACGGAAACAAAGCACCAGAGACTTACAGAAGAATCAGCGAGCTACGCAATGACTAACCCGCCTCACACTCGATGAGGCCTGTTCATATCTGATAGAGCCGCTATATGGCGGTTTATTTTTGCCTGGAGAATTAAGATGACCGATACCAACCTGATTCCTGAGAAAGAAGTGATGAACAAGCTCGGTGTTTCATCACGTCAGACAATCTGGAACTATACCAAACGGCATGGATTTCCGAAGCCAGTCAGAACCCACCCCAAATCATACCTTCGTGAAGCTGTTGAAGGGTGGATTCTTAACGGTGGCGTTAATCAGAAATGCTCCTGA